ACGGGGGAAGCAGGCGCAGCGCCACGGCAGCCGAGGCGTGGGCCGATGCCCTCGCTGGGCTGCCTCAGCGCATGGCCGAGCGCGTGGCTGAGATCGACCGGGAGGTGGCGGCGATGGCCGAGGAGCGAGCCCGCATCGCAGCGGCGCTGTCGAGCCTCGACGGGGGTGCGTCGTGACGCCCGCGCAGCGCGCAGAGACTCTCGCGCGGGCCCTGTGGCCCGAGGTGGTGTCCCTCCACGTCGAGGCCGTGAGCCTGCCGACGGGGGAGACGGTCATCCTCGTGCGGGGCTTCCCGCGGTCCACCTGCGTCGAGGTCACGCGCCGATACGACGCCGATACGGCGTGGGCAGAGGCGGCAGCGATCCTGACCCGCGACGCTGTGGAGCGGCGCCGCATCCTCGACGCGGCCCTTGCGGTCACAGGAGGTGCCCCGTGAGCAGCCCGATCCCCCTCGCCGCCCCCGACGGGACGGTCTACGCCTACGCCTGCGGGCGGTGCCACAACACCTTCGCGACCTCGACGATGCGCCCGCGCGCTGATGTGGGGGCACTGGCGCGGCAGTCCATGCGCTTCGCGGCGCGGTGCTGCACCTGCGACTGCGGCGCGCCCGCGGACCTGACGGAGTGGCGGCGCATCTGCGCTGCGTGCGCAGCCCGTGAGGTGGAGGCGCGGCGCGCACGCGCCGAGGCTCGGCGCGCCGACCTCGCCGCCCGCGGGATGCAGGAGTGCCCGTCTTGCATCGCCATCGACGGCCTGCACTTTTACAGCTGCAACACATGCGGCGGGACGGGGGAGGTGCCGCTGTGACGAGCTACACAGACCCCGCCGCCGACCGATGCGCGGCCCACCACGCCGGGCGCGTCGTGATCGCGCTGTGCAAGCTCCGGTGGGCGACTCGGGCGACGCCCGCGGTCTACCTCACCCTCGCGCCCTACGCTGACGAGTCCGACGGCGCCGCGGTCAACCGATTCAAGGCGATGGTCGACCGGCGCAGCCGCGGGCCGGAGAAGGTATACGACTCGCGCTTCCGCGGGCCCGTCCGCGTCTACCACGACGGCGTGTGCGTGTGGGACAGCCGCGATGGGGGTGGGCCATGACCCGCGCTGCCGAGTCATCCGCCGCCGCGCAGTCGTCGGGCGCTGCATTCCAGGCGTGGTGCGACGGGCAGCACCGCGCAGCCCGCACCGCCGGGTGGATCGTGTGGGTCGACCACTACGGCCCCGAGGTGCGCCACATCGTGCGAGGCCGGTACAAGATCGTCGGCCCCGCGCCGCCAGACTACCTCGGGCAGCTCCGCGGCGGGCGCACGCTCCTCGTCGAAGCCAAGCGCCGCACGAAGCGCCTGCTGATCGAGGGTGACGACCGCGACGCGATCATCCCACACCAAGCCGCGCGGCTCGCAGAGGCCGAACTCGGCGGCGCACTCGCCCTGGTGTTGGTCGAGTTCGAGCGCGCCTCGGGCGTCGAGCGGTACGCCGCACCGTGGTCTGCCGTGGTCGCCGCTGCCACCACCCCGCGCGGCGGTCGCCATCGCTCCGTGGGGCCCGTCGAACTCGCTGCGTGGCGCGTCACGACCGCGTGCTACCTCGCACCGTGGGTGACGCGCGCGCACACCCGCTCCGATCAAATAACCCACACAACACACACAACCCACACAAAGTATATAAATCAGGAGGTTCGGAGCATGGAGGAGCGCACGGACTGCACCTGCCTCCGAGGGCTCGACGCGGCCCCCACCGCCCCCGCAGCGCCCCCGCGCGGCACCGGACGGGCCCATACCAGTCCCGACCCCGCGGAGGGCACGGACGGCCCCGTCCTGGCCCTCTGCGGGCACACTGCGCGGCGCGCCGACCTCCGTCGCGGGCTGTGCCGCACCTGCTACCGCAAGCTCTGGGAGCACGACTGCCTGCCCCCTCGCGGCAGTCGCTGGGACGGCTACGACGCCCTGGCTGCGTGGGCCCGCGGTCTGCCGGCCGAGACCCGCGCCCGCATCCTCGCGGCGCTGGCGGAGGCATCGTGAGCGCACGCCAGAAACCACCAATCCCGCCGACCCATGCCCGGCCCGACGCCGCGCTGAAGCCTGGGGGGCCCGACCGCAGGGCCGAGGCCATGGCCCTCCTGGCCGAGGGCCACCAGCTCTCGTCGGTGGCCCGCACGCTGGGGTTGCCTCGCACCACGGTGCGCGACTGGCGCGACAGCCCTGCTGGGCGAAAGGAGCTCGACGAGGCCCGCAAGCGCCGCGCGGAGACCCTGGCCGACGCTCGCGAGGCCGCGCTGCGCATCCTGCGGGACGGCGCCGTGCTGGCGGCGCAGCGGCTGGTGGACCGGGCGTCGAGCGCCGTGCCTTTCGAGGCCGTCAACGCCGCGGAGGCCATCCTCTCGCGCGTCGGGGTGCCCAGGTCGACAAAGGTGGAGGCGACGGTGGAGCCCGGCGTGGACCTGTCCAAGCTCAGCGACGACGAGATCGCCACCCTCGAAGCCCTCCACGCGAAGGCCCGCGCATGACCCTCGCCGCGGCCCTGCCCAGCACCGCCGACCTCGATCGCGAGATGGTTCGCAGGCGCGGTCTCAGGGAGTTCGTGCGGCGCGCGTGGTCGCAGGTCGAACCCGCGCGGCTCGTGTGGGGGTGGCACCTGGATGCAGTCTGCGAGCACCTCGAGGCCGTCGTGCGGGACGAGATCACCGCCCTGGTGGTGAACATCCCGCCGGGGTGCTCGAAGTCCTTGACCGTCTCGACGCTCTTCCCGGCCTGGGCATGGATCGACCGGCCCGACTGGCGATGGATCGCGGCGTCGTACGCGGGCGACGTGGCGTACCGCGACGCGCGGCGCCAGCGCGAGCTGGTGGCCTCGGACTGGTGGCGCGAGCGATGGCCGCGCGTGGGTATCCCCTCGGGGGCTTCGGCGTCGACCGCGGTGGGGTTCTTCAGCAACACCCGCGGGGGCAGCCGGTTCACCACCACCACCAGGGGCAGCGTCACCGGGCAGCACGCCGACTGCCACATCATCGACGACCCCCACGACCCGCACGGCGTCGCGTCGTCCGCCGAGCTCGAAGCCACGCTCGCGTGGTGGCGCGAGACGATGCCCACCCGCTTCCGCGACCCCCAGCACCCGCGGCGCATCCTCGTGATGCAGCGGCTGCACGAGCGCGACCTCACCGCCGAGCTCGTTCGCGAGGGCGCGACGGTGCTGTGTCTGCCGATGCGGTACGAGTCCAAGCACCCGCTGCGGTGGCACCGCGACCCCCGCACCGAGGAGGGGCAGCTCCTGGTGCCGGAGCGGTACACCCCCGAGGCCATGCAGCGCCTGGAGACGCGCCTGGGCCCGCGCGCGACGGCGGCGCAACTCCAGCAGCGCCCGGCGCCGGCAGAGGGCGCGATCTTCAAGGCCGAGTGGCTGACGAGGCGGTGGACGGAGCTTCCGCCCGGCGGCGCCTTCGCCCTGAGCGTCGACGCAGCCTTCAAGGGCGCGGCCGACTCCGACCCCGTGGCCATCCAGTGCTGGTACACGGTGGGCGCAGAGCACTACCTCGTCGACCAGCTCTGCGGGCCGATGACCTTCACGGCCACGCTCGCAGCCATCGAGACCATGCTCGCGCGCTGGCCTCAGTGCCGCAGGGTGCTCGTCGAGGACAAGGCCAACGGCCCCGCCATCCTCGACGTGCTCCGCGCCAAGGTGACCGGCCTCGTCGCCGTCACCCCCGAGGGCGGCAAGATCGCCCGCGCGTCGGCCGTCGAGCCCATCTTCGCCGCGGGGCAGGTGGTGCTCCCACACGAGACCGACGCCCGGTACCCCGACCGGCGCCGCGGCGCGCCCTGGGTGACGGCGTACGTGCACGAGCTCCTGACCTTTCCCGCGGGCGCCCACGACGACCAGGTGGACGCGACGACTCAGTACCTCATCACCGCCCGCGACTCCGCGGCGCGCCTCAAGGCCGCAATGTCGGCCGTCTTTGGAGCGAAACCATGAGCATCATCGGAAGCCTGCGCGTCGCCATGCGGCGCATGGACGGGTGGATCAACCAATACACGGGGGTGGGCGGCTCGAAGCGCACCGCGCACACGGTCAACCGCACCGCGCGGCTGGCAGAAGAGGTGATCGAGGAGCTTTACGCGAGCGATGGCCTCGCAGCGCGCGCCATCGACGCGGTGCCCAAGGACGCCATGCGCGGCGGCCTCATCGTCAAGACCGGCAACCCCGAGGTGGACACCGCCGTGCGCGGCATCCTCGACGCGCTGGGAGTCGAGGAGGCCCTGGCGGGGGCGTGGACCTGGGGGAGGGCGTTCGGTGGCGGCGCCGTGGTGCTGGGAGCGGACGACGGCCTGGACCCGTCGGAGCCGCTGGACCTCGGGCGCGTGCAGCGGCTCGCCTGGGTTTACGACGTCGACAAGCGCGACCTCACGCCGCAGTCGTGGGAGACCAACCCGGCTTCGCCGCGCTTCGGCAGGCCCAACGTCTACATGCTCACCCGCAACGGCCAGGGTGGCGCGCACAGCACGGTGATGGTCCACGCCTCGCGGCTGGTGATCTTCCGCGGCGCCCGCACGACCCGGCGCCGCGCCTTGGAGGACCACGGGTGGGGGGACAGCGTGCTGCAGCGCGTGTACGAAGACCTGCGGCAGGCCCGCGGCGGCTACGCGGCGGTGGCTACGCTTCTGCAGGACGCCTCCCAGGGGGTGTTCGCCATCAAGGACCTCTACGCGCTCATGGCCCAAGACGACGGCGCGAAGACCTTTGAGCAGCGCATGGAGCTGATGGACATGAGCCGCGGGGTGGCGCGCGCCATCCTCATCGACGCCGAGGCGGAGCGGTTCGAGCGCGTCGAGACGGGCGCCCTCACGGGACTGCCCGACATCCTCGACCGCTTCGTCCAGATGGTCTCCGCGGGCACGGAGATCCCCGTCACGCGGCTGATGGGCACGAGCCCCGCGGGCCTCAACGCCACGGGCGAGTCGGACGTGCGCGGCTGGTACGACGTCGTCGCCGCAGAGCAGCGGAGCACCCTCAAGCCCCGCGCGGAGTACATCGTGCGCGCCATCCTGCGGTCGAAGGCGGGCCCCACGGGCGGCGTCGAGCCAGAGGGGTGGAGCGTCGACTTCCCGCCCCTGTGGCAGCCGACGCCCACGGAGGAGGCCGACCTCCGCGCGAAGGTCGCCGCCACCGACGCGGTGTACGTCACGCAGGGCGTGCTCACCCCCGAGGAGGTGGCCCTCAACCGCTTCCGGCCCGAAGGGTGGTCACCTGAGACCACCATCGACCTGGTCGCGCGCCGCGCCGCCCTGGAGGCCGACGCGTCGCCTACGGCCGGGGGCGACGCACCCGGCGCCGACCACGCCGACGGCATCGCCGCGGTGATCGCCCGGGTGGCCGCGAGGGAGATCCCGCGCGACGCAGGGGTGGCGGTGATCGCCGAGAGCTTCGGCCTCAGCCCCGAGGCCGCCGACCGGGCGATGGGAGAGGCCGGCAAGACCTTCTTCACCGCACCCGAGGCGACCCACGCCGCCGAGATGGACGCGATGCGCGCTGAGGTCGCCAAGGCCCAGGCGTCACTGCGGGGGCACCAGGCCTACACGGCGCGGGTCGTGAAGGCTGCGAAGGAGGGCGGGTTGGAGCTCGGGGCGTTCACCTCGCAGGCGCCGACCGCGGTGGCCGAGGGTGACGACCTCCAGCCTGGGGACGTCGTCGCTGTGACCCCCGAGGCCCCGTGAAGCCCACCGCCGCGCTCCTGGCCGACCGGCGCCGCATCCGCGAGGCCGCCCAGGCCCGCCGTCGTCCGGCGCAGGTGCCCCCTGCGGCGGTGCCTCGC